ATGCTGCCCGTGGCAACGATGGCCGCCAGGTAGGCAAACACATTCTCGGGGACGATCCCCTCCCAGACCGGCAGGGTCTCCTGCAGCGCCAGCACGGCCGCGCTGGCCGCCCCCCGGTTGGACCACATCTTGGCCGCCTGGTCGGCGTTATCCACCAGCTTGAGTTTGCTCACAAGTCATCTCCTTCGGTCTCTGGATCGGTGGCGTCGAGCGCCTGGAAGCGACGCTGGTCCTCACGGGCCTGCTCGAGCGTCACGACGGCGCCCTCTGGGAGCTCCGCCAGGCGCCGAGCGATGGCCTGGGCCAACGGCTTGTCTGCGTCGGTGCAGAGGCCACTCGGCGGATAATCGGGCACCCGAGACCGGATGGCGATCAGCAGCCCCGCCCTCAGTAGTGGGTTGGCCGTCGCGCAGTAGTCCTGCTGCTGCGCTTTCACAGAGCCCACCGCCCCACCGGTCAGGTCACCGAACTGGTAGCCCGGGGTATCGGTGCCCGCGATGGGTGATGAGGAAGGGGACATGCCACAGGCCGACAGCAGCAGGGCGATCTGGATGGCAATGAGGGTCGTGTATTTCATGGGGTAGTCCTCCGGTTATGTGCTCACGCCCACCAGGGGCGTTGCGGGTCGTCCGCGCGGCGGCGGTACCTGCGGCGAAACTTCATGGCGTACAGCCGCTCGGTGGTCAGCAGTAAGGCGGTGCCCCCCGCCAGGGTGACGCCGCCCACCGTGGGGAAGGTGTCGAAGTACAGCGGCGCAATGAGCATCGACGCGGCGCCGACGCCCAGTAAGATGAACGAGAGTCTGTGCAGGAGGGGGGTGCTGGGGGTCATGTAATTGAGAGTGCAGATGCACATCCAGAGCACGGCGAGCGCAAACACCAGGCTGAACGAGGTAAGGATCGTCTGTGCTGCCATGTCAGTCTCCGGGGGGCTTCTGGGGGGCGAATCGTTGGCGCGCCATGTGGATCACGAGGGGGATGAGGACCTGAGCGGTCAGGCCCGTCGCGAACCCGGCGGCCGCCTGCAGTGAGCTTTGCACGACCCCCTCACCGGCGAGGCCGGCGAGGTAGGGCATCGCCACAGGCGTCAGGTAGCCTGCCGTCAGGGTCGCCGTCACCGGGGTCCAGATGCGCCGCCACATGCCCATCGGCGGCAGGAAGCTCAGCGACACCAGGCCACCTGCGAACCCGGCGATCAGCACGCTGTAGTCCAGGCCGGTGACCACGCCGGAGATGACCACGGCCGACGCCCCTGTCGCGGGGATCATCGTTTCCTGCGTCTGGATCATGTGACGGTCTCCACGCGGCATCCCCTAATTTTGCTGCGCTCACAGGGTAGCAGCAGTGCAGCAAAACTTCATGCTTATGTTGAGTTGTCAACCTTTCGTTGAGTGAAAGCCTGAAAAACTGACCGCCTCGATCTGCGACTTGGCATCCGGTGCGTCAGGGTCGATGTCCCGCAACGCCCGCAACGCCGCCTGCTTGGCTCCGAGCTGCTGCTGATACGCAGCCCCGATGGTCGCCGCGACCACTTTGGCCTCGGGGAGTGTGACCGTGTGCGGGTCGTTGTTGAGGTCGTAGAGCGTGATGTCGGCCAGCCCCGCGAACTCGGCCATGTCGGCGGCACTCTTGATCTTCAGTGCCGAGTCGAATCCGCCGTTCCACGCAACACCAGCAGCGTCGGTGACAGGCGCCTCGTGGACAGTGTTGGCGTCCCTGCGCACGCTATCGCCCTGGCGTTGCTTGAGTTCGTCAGGCGTCGGCTCTGGCGGCGGCGCGGGCGTGATAATCGTCAGCCCAGGCGGTGGGTTATCACGCGGGAAGCTGATGCCGAGTTGGTTCTGTGCCTGGCGATGGTTTAGTCGTTCGCCTGTTTCTTTCAGTATAAACACAGCAGTTCTCCGTTATGTGATGTGATATCAGTCTGGCACGTAGGCCACCAGACCGGACGGCACCGAAGACTGGCCAAAGTAGTCATAGCCCCAGGCGACAACCGTGCCGTCGTCTTTGACCGCCAATGAGTGGTACTCGCCGCCAAAGACCTGCACCACGTCAGTTAAGCCACCCGGCACCGAGGACTGGCCATAGCCCCCATGGCCCCAGGCGACAACCGTGCCGTCGTCTTTGACCGCCAACGAGTGGTACCCGCCGCCAGCGACCTGTACTACGCCGGTCAAACCGGACGGCACCGAAGACTGGCCATAGGAGTTATTGCCCCAGGCGACAACCGTGCCGTCGTCTTTGAGCGCTAGAGAGTGGCGCCGTCCGCCAGCGACCTGCACCACGTCAGTTAAGCCACCCGGCACCGAGGACTGGCCAAAGGAGTTACTGCCCCAGGCGACAACCGTGCCGTCATCCTTGAGCGCCAACGAGTGGTCCCGTCCGCCAGCGATGCTGGTCGGGACGATGGGCACCAAGCCACTGGCTGTTGTTACTGCTCTCAGTCGATGATGTAGCATCAGGCATCCCCCACATTATAGCCGTAGAGCGTGGCGCCATTTTGTAGCAGCTCGATGTGTGTCTCGGCAGCTAGTGTCGGCACACCTCCGCCGATCCAGGTGATCGTGTGGTTCGTCGTCCAGTTCATCGTGTAGGTATCGCCGTTCTTGATGATCAGCAGCAGCGACTGCCCGCTGTCCAGATTGGTCACGTTCAGCGTGGCGTTGGCGCTCAGCGTCATGTTAGCGATGGCCCCCAGGTTGGCATCGACGCTGCCGGTGGTGACGGATTGCACGGTCTCGCGGACGTTAAGGAGGGTGTCGCCGCCCTGAGTGATACCGCGTACCCAGCCTAGCGCCTTGCGCACATAGGCAAAAGCGTCGTTGGGGGCTTCCGGGATACCGCCGCTTCCGCCCGAGGCTGAGGCGTTTATCTTGATAACGTCCGGGTTGGTCGTGGTATCAAACGCCACGTTGTCCCCGGCCTCCAACGTCCTGAAACGCAACACCGCCCCGACCTTCTGCAGGAAGACGTTGACCGCCCCGCCGCGGTTCTCCGCTGTCGTCGTGGAGACGCTACCCGCCCATGACGTGCCGTTGTACTTCTTATGAACGGCGATGTCAGTGACGTAAGCGATCCAGCCGTTCTTGGGCGTGTAGAACTCCCAGGCGGTGCCGTCGAAACGGGCCACCTTACCCCCGTGGCCAGTCCAGGCACCTGTGGCGCCTGCGGGCACGATGTAACGGTCCCCCGCGGCCGGCGATCCGGGGATGCTGGCGGTCATCGAGGCCACGGTCAGGAACAGCAGAGCGTCAAGCGCCCGCAGGTTCTCGTCCATCTGCAGGTTCCAGCCGGACTCGCCGAGGTCCCAGCTATGATTGAGCCCCACGTTAGGGGATTGTGATGAGGGCATTATGCCGGTCCTCCGTAATGGTTTCCGTAGCCGTAGCCGTAGCCGGCACGCTCACCGGTGATCTCGAAATCCTGCCAGGCGTCAACGCCGTCACGGTGCGTCGCGAGACGCGCGGTGACCGTGGAGCCAAACCGGGCTCCCGGCGTGGGCAGGGTGCCGCTGTAGGTGAAGATGCCGCTGTAGGGGGCCTCGAGGAAGCCCAGCGCCAGCTCATCGGCGGCAAGCGATGTCCAGGTCTCCCCGGTCAGGCCCGCCTGCTGGGCGAACTGGGCGTCCGTCTCGTCGAACAAGGTGACGGTGTAGGTCGTGCCCGCCTCGACCGGCAGCGACGCCGCGTCCCAGGCGTACATCACCGCGTCTTCGAGCAGCCGGTTCCTGTGCGACCAGGTCAGTACCACCTCGGGGCTATCCAGCACGAGGTCAGGCGTCTCGATGCCTTGGCCGTTGATCTTGACGTTGGCCGCCCGGGTGGGCTTGTCCGGCCGTGCCTGTGCGGTGCCGATGAACTCCGGCGCGTCGTAGTCCTCCAGCATCCCCTGGCCCGTGCTGGTCAAGAACTTGAGCGTGACCGTCTGCCCGTCAATCAGTTCGATGGGCAGCGGCTGCCACATAGCCAGCGGCGTGGCCTGCACCAGCGTTCCCAGCGGCCAGGTCACAGGCACCGTGTCGAGCGCGCCGCGCAGCAGCGTCAGCGCCCCGGTAGTACCGTCGACGGCGGTCACCAACGCCAGCTCCATCTCCTCGTTGGGCAGCGCGTCGTCACCGATCAGCAGCAGGTCCTCGACCACGGGGCCTATGCCCGTGAGCCCATCGAGCAGCACCCCGGTCGAGGTCACGGCGGCGATCAACTCCGCAGGAAGGGTCGCGCGCGCGGGGAAGTCACGAGTGCTGCCCGAGGTCTGGAAGGTAGTGCCCCCCGAGGGCGTGGCGACCTCACGCAGCACGTCATACTGCGCCGAGCCGTCCGTGGTGGGGTTGGTGGCCAGCGGCACGGCACCGGTCGACGGGTACACCACGGCCGCGGGGTCGGTGCCGTAGTTGCTGACCGCATAGGCCGGCGGCGGCATCAGGCGCGCCTGAGTGACCGGTATCGGCGGGGCCGAGGGGTTGACCCACTCGCCCGCGGCCGGCTCGACGTAGGTGGCCATGGCCAGCGAAAACACGTCCTCGACCAGTGACAGCTTGATCACAGAGGACTGGCTGTCACCGTAGTCGACCTTCATCACGCGCATCACCAGTTCATCCAGGCCGAACTCGGGCCAGGTGACCTTCATGCCGTCGAACGGGGTGACGTCCCAGAACTCCCGGTTGACCTCGACCTCACAGCTACTGAGCGGTGCGCTCTCCTCGCGCAGGTCACGTTCGGCAACCTGCGCAGCCAGCGCCCGGGTACGGATGCCGTGGTAGTTCTTGCTGCTCGAGACGACCCCGCCCTGAATGGCGATGTTGGCCAGGTCCTGGGCGAAGACGGTCTCCTCTTTCTCGGTGTCCGGGTTGGTCCAGGTGATCACCACCTCGTTGACCGTCTCGCCCCAACCCTTGCGCGCGAAGCTGATCAGCGTCGCGTTATCCGGGGTGATCGTCTTGAGGTTGGGCACGTCCAGGTCGTCGCGCAGCAGCTTGAGGGCGATCTGGCCGGTGCGTGGGTCGGGGTAGGTAGCGCCGCGAATATGATCGAGGACGTCGTTGACGAACTCCTGGATCGTGCTCTGCGCCTGCCATTGCAGGAACACGCCGAAGACTTCGTCATAGAGCGTGACGGACGCCGCCTGAAAGCTCGCCGTGTCGATCCCCGCCGGATCGGCGCCCATCCCCCAGTCGGTATCCGTCAGGCACTCATAGATAACGTGCGCGGGGTTGGCCTCGAAGATGTCGAGGAGCGCGCCCGCAAAAATGTCGGCGAGCGCCTGGGCGTCGCCACCAGAGACCACAGGTACGCCGTCCTCGGGGGTGTTGTCGAGTTTGGCGGTGGCTGAGGTGTCCTGCAGGTCGATGTTGATACCGTACATATCGACGGGAATAGTGCGGTCGAGCAGTTCGGAGGCGATACTCGCGGCTGTGTCGTCGCTGCCGAAGCTAGGGAGACCGTCGGTAATGAAGAAGTTTACCCTCCGCACCAGGTCGACGTTATTCCGTGACGCCTCGAACCAGGTCACCGCGTCGGCGATAGGGTCATCGAACCGCGTAAAACCCGACGCGACCATCGCCCCGACGAAGTTCCGAAGATCTTGAATATCGGAGGCATTGACCCCCGTCCGCTCGATCTTCCCTCCGTTGAATCGGGACAGGCCAACATCGAAGCCCCGCCCCTGGCCGATCTGCTCTACGATGGCGTCGAGCAGTATGTTGACGGCGGACTTGAGGTTGGTCAGGCGGGAGCCACCCATCGACCCGGAGTCGTCCATCGACCCGGAGTCGTCCAGCTCCATGTAGACACTGATCCTGCCGCAGTTACTCGAACCGCGGGGTATCGGTGCCGTCGCCGGTGCCAGTTCTCTCGCGGGAATACGCTGCACCGTAACCCATACCGGCTTGAGGTACGGCTGGGTGCCCCAGTAGAAGCTGCGGCCCTTGTAGAACACCAGGCCGAACAGGCCGACGGCGCCGAACATCCCACCCCAATTGAAGTCCGCCGGCGCGCTCTCCCCCGCGCCGTAGAAGAACAGCGACGTGATGCCGCGAAACCCCGGGGTGGTGGACGCCGTCGTCCCCAAACGCTGGATCAACGAGGGCGGCGCGGTCTGCGTGTCGCCGCCCAGCATCACCGTGATCCGGCCGGAGGCGCCGCCCTCTTTCTGCATGCCACCGAACAGCCCCTCCTTGCCGACGCCGATTGCGCCGTTCTCGGCGGCGTTTCCGCACCACGCCTTCTTCTCGCCGACCCAGATTGCCTTGATCGCCTCGACGCTGTGGCAGATGCCGAGGTGCATCGCCAGGTAGTAGCGAGTCACCCGCATCTTTGGCTTGCCGCCGCTCTTACCCCCCATGGCGAGCCTCCTTGATCCTCAACGCCCGCTCGATGAAGCCGTCCCGGCAGGCGCGCGCCTGCTCGAGGGTCATGCCTTCGCGGATAAACGAACGCAGTGTCACGCCCTCGGGCAGGGCGTCGCCTCTCGCGGTGAACCAGTGGCGGATGCCCGCCGGGCAGCCCCCCGCACGGATCACGTCATCGGTCGTGAAACGTGTGCCCGTCATGCGTCGATCTCGACGGTCACGGTGTTTGGCTCGCCATACCACAGGGTATTGGGGCTCTTGAGTGTGCCGTTACCGAACACCACAGGCACCGGGCGGCCGGCCTCGGCGGTGGGCATCTCCAGGTCCCGCGCCATGTCGGCGGTGCGGCTCTTGGGCTTCGGCATCAGCGCATAGGCGATCAGCGCGATGACCACCGCAATGGCGAGCTGGATGGCGAAACTGGTAAGCGCGGCGAGGAACATGCGCGGTCTCCTAGTAGAAGGGGGTCTTGGTGCCCAGCGGATTGTCCAGCGGAATCCACGGCTGGCCGCCGTAGTTCAAGATGTTGTCGTGCAGATCACGGCAGTCGGGCAGGCCGTGGCTGCAGCCGAGCACCAGGCTCACGCTGTCGCCGACGTCCAGTTCCCGCACCAGCCCGCCGATAAGCACCTGCGTCGCGGTGGGGACCTGCAGCACGGTGCGGGTGAAGCCGCCGCTCGGCCCGGTCCACTCCAGCAACCCGTTGAGGTACTTGCTGGTGGCCTGGGCGTTCCAGCCGCTGTTGAGCGTCACTGTCGAGCCGCTGATCGCCTGCACGGTCGCCGTGGTGGTCGCGGCCGCCTTGCTGGCACGGCACTGCGGCCCATAGAGCACATGCGGGCACCCGTACTGATACGTGCGGCGCAGGCCCGGCCGGCGGACGGCCGTGGCGATGGGCTCGCACGAAAACGTCGCCTCCAACCCCTCGAGGCCGAGGTTGAGAATCCGTCCCGACCAAACCGGGGTGAACTCCCCATCCGGGTCGTCCAGCTCGCCCTGAAGGATCGTCAGGTTGACCACCTGCTCCGGCGGGTAGACCCGGAAAATCTCGATCAGCGGGCTGGTGCGCGGCACCTTGAGCTCCAGGGTCGTCTTGTCCAACGAGCCCGAACTGACGATCTCGCCGTGGCGAATCTGCGCCGGCGCGTAGGCGTTTCCGCCCACGGTCAGCGTCTGGCTCGCCGAGGTCACGCGCAGCCGCCCCGGCTCACCAGCAGCGAAGGCGATGTCGTACAGGTAGACCGGACGCGACTTGGACCGGCTGGTGTGAAAGACCTCGAACATGCGTTCAACCTTTCGTTTAGTATTCCTATGCTAGCTGAATAGGCGCATAGGCGGAAGCCAATTCTCACGGGCTCTCGGGCGGCCGCATCTCCAGAGTGGTCAGATTGAGCCGCAGATTGGCCACGGAATGGGTCAACCACTCGACGGTCAGCGAGTCGCTGGCGAAACGCCGCAGCAGCAGCCAGCCGGTGATCACGGTGATCGTGCTGGACAGGTCCTGGGTCAGCGGCGTGATCAGATTGATCAGCGAGTCGTTGCCCTGGCCATCGTTGACCGCCGTGATGCTGGCCGTCCTATGCAGCGCCACGCTGCCGTCCTCGCGTAGCGCGAAGATGGCCCGGTGGGTCGCACTGGCCGCGTACATCTCCGCCACACGCGGGCCCTTCACGCGCACCGTGCTGCTGCCCGCGGACGACGTGCCGCGCAGCAGGAAGTCGGGCTCCCAGGTCGGCATCCACAGCTCGCCCTGGCGGCCGCGCATACGGAAGAAGACGTCCAGAATGTCGTCCACCTCGGCGACGTTGCGCCCCAGGTAGGTCGCCCCAGTGATCTCCTGGCCGAACGGCACCGGCGCATACCGGTAGATCGGGCCCACGCCATAATCCAGGATGTCGACCTCGTGGCTCATCGCCGAGGCGACACGCTCCAGCCAGTTGGGGCGACGCAGAAACACCTCGCGGTCGTCGAGGAGCAACGGGGCGGCCGATACGGCACGCGCCGGTTCGCTTAGCGGCCTGACGGTGAACGACACCTCGGCCGTGGCCACGTTGGTCGTCTGCCGGTCGGCACTCATGCTGGTCGCCAGGTTGCCCAAGAGGCCCGCGTAGACCGGCGTGTCCGCCGGCCAGGTCGCGAGCGCGGCGGTCGTCAGGGTAACGACACTGCCGGCGACGCTGTCGATGGTCAGCACCTCACGGTCCTCACGGTCCTCACCGGTGCCGAGGATCAGCGTCAGCCCGGCGACCATCCAGCCCGGCGGGCTGCCCAGCGTGAAGGTGCTGGCGCCGGCCGACAGGGTCGCCGGCAGCGTAACCCGGCGGACGATGTCGGCCATCACGAAGTCCTGCGGCTGCCAGTTCCACAGGATGTCCTTGTAGAGCCGCAGGTCCTCGCCGTGGAGAATCAGCCCATGGCGCACGGCGCGCCGGGGGGCCTCACGGCGCGCGCGCCGGGACTCGCGCCCGCTGCGGCTGGTGATAATCTCCGTCTGGAAGCTGAACGTATCCTCGACGGCCTGACCGCTGGGCGGCCAGGCGGGGTCGAACGGCCAGGCATGAACCATGGTTGCCTCTCCTTAAACGCCCAGGTTGCCGCGGATCGCGGAACTGTTGCTGCGGACCCAGTTGAGCATCACCTTCTGCCCGGTCTGGTCGGCCAGGGCCTGTTCCATCACGTCCGCACTGTTGAACACGTTGACGTTCTTCAGGTTCACCGCCGGCTGGCCGCCGCCGCCGTTGGCCGCATGGCGCGGGTCGTCGCGGGTCAGCACTTCCTCGCCGCGCTCCAGGATGCTCGGCACCTCGCCCGGCCGCAGCCCGGCGATGCCGCCACCGTGATAGCGCATGGCGTTGCTGAACCATCCGGGCGAGACCGACCGCGTAGGGCCTGCGGCGCCGACGATCCCGCCGTCATGGCTGATCGCCGCCAGGATGCCCTGGCCGATGGCGCCGCCACGGCCGCCACTGGAGACCGACTGAACGGCGTTGAACAGCGCCGCCTGGGCGATCATCTGGGCGATCTGCAGCAGGAAGTCGCTGGCGAACTGGAGGAAGGATTCGCGCAGGCTGCCGAACACATCGCCGGAATCGCGAATCTTCGAGAGCCAGTTGTCCAGGCCGATCGAGAGCTGGGAGCCGAACGCCTCGCCGATCTCGAAGGCGGTGACCTTGCCGCGGTTGGCCGCGGCCGCCAGGTCGTTCTCGATCTGCGCCAGCAGCAGTCGGAAGCTGGCCACCTTGGCCTCGGCCTCCGGGCCGCCCACCGACTCCCAGTAGGCGATCCACGCCCTGACGCTCTCCAGCAGCTTGACGTTGGTCTGCTCGAGCTGCGCCTGGGTGGCGGCCAGCGCCTCCACGTTGCCGTCCCGCTGGTAGACGTCGATCATCTCGAGCAGGTCACGGCGCATCTGCTGGAGCCGGTTGATCTCCTCCTCACGCTCGGCCTGCTGGCGCAGCGCGGCCTGGCGGTCATACTCGGCGCCGACGATCTGGCGAATCCGCGTGAGGCGCTGCTGGTCGATCTCGACGCCGGCACGCTGCGCGGCCAGGCCCTCATCTTCCAGTGCCCGGCGAATCGCGATCTCGCGGGTCAGCTCCTCGCCGACCGCAAGCTCCTCCGCCCGGCGGGCCAGGCCACGGTCCAGGTCATCGACGTACTCGCGGGCCTTCTCGGCCTCACGCGCCATGGCCTTGGCGGCCCGTTCGCCGTCCTTGGCACGCCGTTCGGCGGCCTTGGCGGCGTCTTTCTGTGCCTCGGCATCGAACTCCATGCTCGCGGTCTGTCGCTCGCTGTCCAGCAGCTCGCCCAGGCGATCCGGGTCCTCGATCTGCTCGCCGCCCACCAGCTGGCGCCGCAGGTCCTCGACCCGGCGCTCGACGAAGACCTCGCGGGGTACGTCGTCACCCAGCCGGGCGTCCTGCTGGCGCCGCTGCTGGTCGAACTCGACGCGCGCCAGCGGGTCGTTGATCTCGTTGGCTTCCGCCATGATCGCGCGCATGTCGCGCATGTTCTGCAGGCGCATGTAGTACAGACGCTGCAGCTTGGGGTGCAGGAGGTCGACATCGTCGGCCGCCTCGGCCGCCCGGATGATCTCGTCCAGACCCTGCAGGGCGGCCATCCGGCGCATCTCGGAACCCACGCCGCGCAACTCGCCGCGCATCTCCTCCATCTGGCGCGTGATGCGCTCCAGCGGACCCTCCACCTCATTGACGAACCGGGCGCCGCCGCGTGCCAGCTCCACGAAATCCCGCACCGCCTCTCGCTGGGCGTCACTAAGCTCGTCAATGGTGCCCCCCAGCGCCAGCACGGCAGACGCCTGATCGAGCAGCTTCTGCTCAGACTCGACCAGCGCCTGGCGGAAGTTGCCTGAGCTCTCGACGAGCTCGGTCAGGCGCTTCGACGCCTTGCCGGAGGCCAGGATGCCGTCGATCTCTTTCTGGTACTTCGCGGCAGTGATCCCCCCGTCCTGCAGGGCCTTGTTGAGCTCGACGACCCGGCGCTCCGTCTCGTCCAGCCTGTCAGGCCCTGGGGCGGCCGCCAGCGGCGCCATGCGACCCGCAATCTGACGAGTGAGAGATTCCCGCTCGGCCTCGAACTCCCGGCTGAGTCCACGCAAGGTGTTGCGGAAGTCCGACAGCGAGATGCCGTCGATGCCCTCCTTGATCGTCTCCAGCCAGTCCCCGCCGGCCTCCTCGACGCGCCCGTACTCATCGAGCAGGCGCTGCAGTTGCCTCTCGTGCTCGCCCGTGGCGTCGATCACACTCTCGGTGTTGCTGGACCACAGGTAAACCGCCGTGGCCAGCCCGGTGAGGATCAGCCCCGGCAGCCCACCGATCAGCAGATACGCGGCGCGCAGCCCGGCCAGCGCCCGTGAGGCGGCCAGCGCCCGACCCTGGACCGTCGTCATGGCGATAGAGGTCGCCGTCAACCCGGCACGCATCCGCGCCATCAGCGGCGGTGCCGCGGCCGTCTGGGCGTTCAGGGTGGCCTGCGCACCGGCCATGCCCTGGGTCGCCCCCTGTGCGGCGGCCGCGGCCGGGGGCAGCGTCAGGGCCGCCTGCGCCGCCTGCCGGAACCGCTGGCCCAACGAGGCGATGCCCGACAGGATGCGCTGCCCAACGAACAGCGACAGCAGCAGGATGACCTCATCGGCCAGACGGATCAGCGTCTCGAACCCGGCGCTTAGTACGTTAAGGGCGCCCGAGATGGCCGGCAGGTACGCCGACAGCGCCTCGGGGATGCGCGATAGCGTCTCGACGAAGTTCCCCGCCGAGGTGCCGATGTCCTTGAAGAACTTTTGCCCGCTGGATGACTGGAAAAACGTCGTCAGGTTCTCCAGGGCGGCGGCCATGCCGTCGATGAAGCCATTGTTGGCCACGGCCTCCTGGGCCTTGACGATCTCGTTCTGGAAGCGGCCCAGCGCGGCGTTGAAGCTCTCCAGGGCCTTGGGAAGCTGTGGCTTGGTGACGTCGGACAGCCGCTGGGCAAACTTCGGCAGGAAGTCCTCACTGGCCAGCTCACCGTTCTCGATCATCTTGGTGAGTTCTTTCGAGGTCATGCCCATGGCCTCGACCGCCAGGCGGAAAGCACCCGGCAGCCGGTCGCCGAGCTGCTCGCGAAGCTCCTCCATCGAGACCGTGCCGCGCGAGGCCATCTGTTCGAGGGCCTTGAACACGCCCTGCAACTGGTCGTTGGAAAGCCGGAACACCCGCCCGGCTTCGGTGACCTGCTGGAATATCTTGCGGGTCTGCGCGCCCTCGATGTTGGTGCCACGGGTGGCCGTCGCCAGGTTGGCGTACTGCATCGCCAGCGTGTTGAACTGCACGCCGAGCCGGTCGGCCTCCTCGCGAATCCAGCGCATCTCACGCGCGGCCAGCGCCTGGTCGCCCTGCATCGCCACCATCATCTTGTTGTTGGCGGCTTCGATGTCCTGGAAGGTCTGCGACACCCCGCCCAGCGCCTGGATGGCGCCGAACAGTCCGACGTAGGCCGCGGCCAGCGCCAGCAGCTCACCACGCAGGCGCTGGAACAGCGAGAGCGAGGTACGCCCGCCCTTCAGCCAGACCTCCATGCCGTTGGCCGCCTCACGAGAGGCCCCGGCCTGCTGGCGCAACGCCTGCGAGACACCACGATGACCGGCCGCCTGCCGGGTGGCCGCCGTCGCCGCACGATCCGAGGCGGAGGCCGTGCGGGCCGCCGCCGCGCCCTGCTGATTCTGTGCCGCTGCCAGGGCCTTGATGCGCTGCTCGAGCCGCTGCTGGCTCTGCTCGAAGGTCTGTTGCGCCGCGGCCAGCGCGGTGGTGTCGGTGCCGGCAGCGCGCAACGCGGTACGCATCCGCTGGATCGCTTCGCGCTGCTCGTCATACGCCTCTTTAGCCGCCCGGGCCACGTTGAGCTGCTGCTGCATGTCGGCAGTCGGCGGCCCCATGCCGCCAGGCGCCATGCCGCCGGTCTGCGCGGAGGCACGAATCGCCTGCTGGGCTTGCTGCCAGGTGGTCCGGTATCGCTCCAGTTCCTGGCGGGACTGCTGCAAGCTGCGCAACAACTCGCCGCGCACGGTGGCGCCGATCTTACCCAGCGTCGCGTCGACCTGCTCGCCGGTGGCGGACATCTGCCCGAGTTCCTGGCGTACCTCGGCCAGGTTCTTGGCCTGCCGGTCCATGCTGCTGTCGGTCTTGGCCAGGGCACGCTGCAAGGAGGACTGCGAGGCCGCGGTCTCCTTGACCGCCGTGTTGACGTAGCCCAGCGCCCGCCGGGTCTCGCTGACCGCGCCGCTGGACCGCTCGAAGGTCGCGTTGACCTGCTGCTGCTCCTGGCGAAGCTGCGGTAGCGAGGCACGCAGTTGCTGGGTCGCCGCGGTGTGCTCCTGATAGGAGGCCCCGGTCTTGGCCAGCGCGGTCTCCTGCTGACGCAGGGCGCGAACCGTGTCGCCGAACTCCTTGCGCAACGCCGCAGACGGCTGCTCGACGGCGTTGAGCTCACCGAGTAGCTCCCGGTAGCGTGTGCGCAGCCGCTCGACGGCGGTGGCCTGCTGTCGCATCTGCCCGGAGAGGCGATCCGTCTGCACCCCGGCCTGCTCGCCGCGACGAATCTCGGCGTTAAGTTCGGCCAGCCGGGCCTTGGCGGTGGCCGCGTTCTGCTGGTAACTGCGCAGGCGATCCGTCAGTTGTTGCTGTCGCGCCGCCAGCCGGGTGGCGGTGGCGTCACTGCGCGACATCTCGGTGTTGAGCTGGCGCTGTTCCGCCGTCAGCGCGGCGAGCGAGGCTTCCAGCCGGTCGGCGGCCGCCTTGGCCTCGGCCAGGTCACCGGCGAACTTCTCCGCCCCGCCTGACCCGGAGATGGCGCGCTGAAGGGTGCCGAGCGTCTTGCCCAGTTGCTGCAGGGTGGAGCCCGTCTCGCCCGCGCTGTCCTGCGTCTTGCGCTGAGACTCGCGCATTTGATCAAGCGAGGCGGTGATCGAGCCCAGCGCCTTGCTGGCCTCGTTCTTAGCCCGAATGACCAGCGAAACCTCGCGATTACCCTTAGCCATTCGAGAGCTCCTTCAGCAACTTTTTGAGCCCGGCGTGTCCCTTCTTCGATAGCAAGGCCGCGCCCGCGGCATGAAACAGGGTGGTGCTACTCACGTCCCGGTGGTTGGTGCGCTCGACCACGATCTGCACCTCCTCCCAGACCATGCCGATGGGGTAATGGCGGGCCTGGTGGTGGCCGTGATCGAGCAGCAGGCTGACCTGTCGGCGCAGCCCCCACACCCAGTCGCTCAGGTCTTCAGGCTTTCCAGCAGCCCCGTGGTCCCCTGAGCCATCCGTACCACGGTTTCCACGAGCTTTTTTGGCCCGCCCGCCGCATCGAAGGACAGGTCGATGACCTTCTCCAGCGCGTCGATCTGCACCGGGAAGGGCAACTTGCGCACCAGATCGGCCTCTCCCGCCTCGCCGCCGGCGCAGGCGATGATCTCGGAGACCAGCCCCGGCATCGAGTCGACCAGCGGCAGCAGGAAGCCCGCCACACTGTCAGACGTCAGATCGGTGTCCGACGCCGTGAATTCACTGAATACCTTGCGCATTGCCTCGCCGTGACGTCGCACGAGCCAGGCCAGGTCGTCGAGGCTGAGGCCCCGGACGGCAAAGTTGCCGCCCGGAATCTCAATGATCGCCTCGGGGATTTTCAAGTCCTTGAGTCCCATCGGGGATCACCTCATTTATGCAGGAACGTAAGCCCGACCATCCATGTAAATCGACTCCAGCGTGCCCTTCTTGAGGACCTCGAGGTCAAACGGCAACTGCTGCCACTCATCGCTCTTGAGCTGGAAGTCACCGGAGGGGGTGATCTTGACCCACGGCATGAAGTAGTCGATGTCGTCACCGGCCGGGTTGTAGGCCAGGAAGCGCAGCGAGCCTTCGATGGTGTCGGACTTCGAGATGATCCGCTGGCGAGTGCTGGCCTTGACGTCGTAGGTCACGTCGACGGTGTCGGTGTCCGCCACGACCGTCGCGGTGTCGAGCAGCGTGAAGCGACCCAGCGCCATGTCGATGGTGTAGTCCACGTCGATGACCAGCGGGGTCGCCCCGACCGTCAATGCCACGTTCTCGACATCACGCACGCCGGAAGGCTGGGTGGTACTGGTGCCCAGCTGATACGAGGTGCCCAGCTCGACGTCGACGAACGACTCGGTGTCCGCGGTGGAGCCCGCGGTGCTCTCCAGCGTCTGCGTACCGAGGAAGAACATCGCCAGGTTCTGCGGCGAGATGTTGTCGGTGATGAAGCTGCCGTTGTAGTCCAGCTGCAGGATGACCGACTCGTCCTTGATGCGAACACCGCGATCCGAGTTGTAGTGGTCGAGGTTCTCCTGCTCGGCACTGAAGCCCAGCTCAGGAGAGTTACCCAGATACCGCTCGCCGCGCGGCACTTGGGTCCCGGTGCGGTACTGACCGAAGTGGATTTCACCCCGGCCCAGCGTGTAGTTATTGCTCATGCCGTTCACCTCTTTCTGTGGATATGGCAACTATATGTTGAAACCCGGGTCAAGCGTAAGGCTCATTGAGGTTTTCCACAATGCCCAGGGTGATTCTCATCCAGAAGTATGCCTTGTCGCTGATCTCGTCAGCGGGTCGGACAACGCCCTGGCTGAGCCGGAGTTCCGTCACCACATCGCCCATCCCGAGGATGTCACGCTGCCGGTCACGGATTCTTTCTTCGATCAGGCGCTTCTTCACCTCGCCGAGGAGGTGGTGCGCCGGGTCGGTCGGGTTGTCGCGATCATCGGCGACAAACCCTTGAATCTGCAGCGTCCAGGGACCGTGCGCCTTGGCGCTGGTCTGCGGGGACGGCTGCTGTTCCTGCTCCTCGATCTGCTCGAGGATCGCGATCATCGGCAGCGGGTCGGTGTAGCCGAAGATGTCGCGCCCACGAAAGACCTTGCCGGTCAGGTCATGGGCGTAGCCGTTGGCCGGGGTGATGGTCTCCAGCACACCGGTCAGTGCCTTGAGTACGCGCAGTCGGGTCGGGTCGGCCATCGTCACAGCTCCATCAGTCGGAAGAACTCTTGCGCCAGGAAACCGGCGGTGTCACGGACACCGTCTTCAGCGACCCCGCGGAAGACCTGGTTCACGCTGGGCCCATAGAGCAAGTAGAGCCCCTTGCCGACGCGGGTCATCTGCTTCTTGTTGCGCACGCTCTCGCCGGCCTTGAGGCGAATCGCCAGCCCCAGGTTGCCGCCCTTGAGTTTCATGATGAAGGCGCCTTCCATGAACTGGGTCTCACCCGGCGCCACGGTCACCTTCACGCCGCCGGCCTTGCGCGAGGCCGCCGGGTTGCGGCTGGCAGCGAAGCGAGCCAGCGAGGTCGGCCGGTCGCGGCCGGTAATCCGTGCCTCCAGGCTGCGCGGGCTGGCCATCTTGTCGATCTTCAACCGGCCGCTGCTGCCCGAGAGATAGCGTGCCGGGAAGGCGACCTGCTGCTGCATCTCACGCGCCGCGCTGGTGCGCCGACGCCGGGTGGTGGTGTTGATCGCCTGCTGGGCCTTGCGCGCGATCTGCGGCGCCAGGTCCGCGATGTCATCGAGGCTGTCCAGGCCATCCACTGCCACCACATAGGCGTCGTTCATGGCTCACTCCTTGTCGAGGGTAAACAGCCGGATGCCAAGGCCGTCTGCCGCGGTATGAAACCGACGCAGGAAACGATGATCCCCGGCCCCACGATCAGCAGCACGCCGGGCTGGCGGTTCGTCATGCGGCCAGCGCGGCGGCTTCCAGCGCGGCGGCTTCCAGCGCGGCCAGGTTGCCGTCGTACTCTGCGGCCGTGAGCGGTGACCCCTTGCCCGCGCGGGTGGTCAAGTTGAGACTCATGCGAAGACGTCCTCCTCAAATACGGTCGGCTCGAATACCGGACGACATCACGGTGCCGGCAGCCCCAGCCAATCGGCGTTGGGGTCCAGGCCCTGCTCGGTGATCTGGCTGGGCGTCATCTTGACCACCTCAGCGGTCACCGTGATGTCGTCCGGCGCATGGTCATGGTCGACGTAATAGGCGCCCAGGTCGCGCGTCACCACGATGGCGTCACGCACCGGGACGACCTGGCTGCGCAGAAAGATGATGCGTGGCGTAAGCTCCGCCCGGTCGGCGAAGCCCCCACGCAGCAGCTCTCCCAATTCACTCATGTTGAGATGCAGACGCACCGTGGCCGCTACCGGATCACTACCGGCGGCGGCCAGGTACCAGACAGGCTCGGCGGCATGGGCATGAAGCTGCCGACGAATCCTGCGCTTGGCGTCGCGAAAGCTCACCGGCTCACACCAACTCGTCGCCGGCCGCGAGGTCCGCGCGCAGGGTCTCGAGGATGTCCGCCTTAGACGCCTTCTCGTCGATCTCGACGCCGTTATCGGCAGCGAACCTGATCAGGTCGGCCTTGGTCATGCCGGCAAGCTCGTCAGGCGCGGTCGGCGTGGCCCGGGTCGTGTCGTCGGGCTCCGTGGCAGGCGCGGTCGGCGTGGCAGCCGCCTTGCCGGTGACCTGACGCGCGGCCCCCGCGGCGATCAGGAACGCGGCCTCGTCGCCCGAGGCGTCGAACACCGTCTTGGGCGCAATCGCGACGAGTGTGTCGTTCTCGCCGCGACGCTGAATAGAATGGATAGCGATCAGTTGCATGGGGTATCTCCCAGTGAAGGTCGGGCGGCCCGGAGGCCGCCCTTCCTATCGGCTGTTAGCCCGCGAGGACATTGGCCTTCAGCGAGTTATTGGGGTTCACGACAACCGGCAGCGGTGCCGACTGCGTCATGACGTAGGTCACGCTCGGGTCATCGCTCGACCACATCTTCGGGAACGCCGGCATGGCGTTGAATCCCGCCTTGTCATCGAGGATGGCACCGAAGGCACGCACCACGTTGATGTTCGGCCCGGTCAGCACGATCTCCTTGGGGTCAAGGAACTTCTCGACGGCCCCGGCCGGGGTCTCGTAGAAGTCGCTGTTGACCCAGAGTTCGAGGTTCGGACCCAAGCGGCCGATGTACTCGACGTAGTCACCGCTGCGCAGACCGGTGTTCAGGTCGGCGTTGGTGCCACGACGCTGGGTGTCGAGCTGAGCCAGCACGCCCTCGTTCTTGAGCATCACGCCGAGCACCTCGTCACCCACCGTCAGGCGGTTCACCGGGCCGCCGAAGTCGGCGCGCCGTACCCTGTCGATCCAGGTCTGAATGTCATCCATGATCGGGTACGTCGTGGCGTTATCCCAGAAGGTGCCGGACAGGGTGACGGTGTGGTTCGCGTCACGCTGATAGTCCACCACCCGCGTCGGGTAGTCCGGGCCGCTCAGGGTCACCTGGCCGTCGATCACCGCGCGGGCCACCATCCACTCCTCGCGACGCTCGATGGCCTCGCGGTGGGCGCGCATGATGTCGCCGATGATCGCGTTGTAACGCTGAATCGGGGACAGGGTGTTCGGCGAAAACAGGCTCTCACCGGGGCGACGCTTGATCACCCGCCCGGGGCTGACCGGGTCCTTGGGCTTGAGGTAGGCCGGCTTGAAGCGGGTCACCGTGCTCGCCTCGGAGTAAATCGGGCGGCCCTGGGCCGTCGGCACGATCAGCGGAGCGATCTTGCGGCTCTCGCTGACCTTCTCGAAGTCGATGTACTCGTCTTCGAAGGTCACGACCGAGTTGCTGGTCAGGTCGCGGAAGTAGGTGCTCGCCGGCTCCATCTCCCGAAACAGGCCCAGCAGGGTGGCCGTGTCATACATCTGTACTTGGATAGCCATCTCATGTCCTCCTGGACTTAGCTGTAGTAGGGCACGCTGACGCGAATCTGGTTCGCCGTCGCAACGGCAAAGGCCCCGCGCTTATGCGCGTCGGTGGTGTACTCGGCGGGCCAGTTCAGCGCGTTCATGTTGAAGTGGCCCGCGGTATACACCGACAGGAAAGCATCGATCCAAACGGACTGACCCGCATCGACGCCAACCACGGTCACGGCGTTGGCGTTTACGCCGGTGCCACCCGCGTCATTGTCGGCAAGCGAGATGACCCGCGTTGCCGGATCGACGAAGACCGGAGTCCAGGCGGCAAGCCCATCGGCGGCGATGGCGGAGGGGAGGATGGCGTCCTCGGTGACGACCGCGGGGGTATCACCGAAGAACAGCTCCGTCTGCGTGAAACTGTCGGTCTGCACGTCTGCCAGGCCGAGGTTCTGGTAATCAATAGTGGGCATGATCAGCTCCTAAATTAGTGCTTGGCGGCCTGGCCGGTGGCACGACGGTAGTCGGCCATGATGGTGTCTGAGGTGGCGGCCTCTGCGCCGTCCTCATCCGACTCACCCGTGACCTCGGGATTGCCGTTCGCCATCAGTTTCTCGAAGTGAGAGCCTTCAGGGCCCTTGCTGGTGGGCGGCTGGGCGGCGACTGGGGACGCTTCGAGAATCGAACCGGCGGATTCAACCGTCAGGTCGGTATTCATCGAAAGGTGGAAAGCCAGGTCAGCGCGATCTTTCGCGGCGTCGCTGGACATAATGCCTTTGATACGCTCGCGCTCTGCCTGGGCACCTGCGGTCTTGCCCTCGGCGAGAGCGGCATCGAGGTCTGCCTGGAGGAAGGTGCTGGCACCTTCTCCGGGGGTCTGCTCGTGGCTCATGGTCGTAACTCCTGTTGCTGCGGGACGACCGCCGAGGGCGGCCAGGGCTTCATCGAAGGCGAGAATCGAGTGGGCGAAGCCCAGGCTGACGGCTTCCTCGGCGCTATACGTCTGCGCTTCGGTGTCCCGTACCGCCTGGTCACTCACCCCCAGGTTTCTCGCCACGGTTGCGACGAAGATAGTGTAGAGCCCGTCGATGCGTGCTTGCATGCGGTTTTTCGCATCTTCGCTCAACGGCTCGTAAGGATTGCCTTCCACCTTGTGTGCGCCGGCATGGACAAACGTGACCTTGATGCCGGCGTCCTCGAGGCGTTTGGACTGGTCGATATGCGAGGTGACGACGCCGACCGAACCGACGCCCCCGGTGCGTGGCACCACGATCTTGTCCATGGCCGAGGCCAGGGAGAAGGCCGCCGAGTAGGCGTGTTCGTTGACCAGCGCGGTGAACGGCTTGGTGCCGCGCATCCGGTAGAGCTTGTCGACGGCGTCGAAGTTGCCGGCGACCTCGCCGCCCCCGGAGTCGATCAGCATGGCGATCTCGTCCACCTCGTCGTCGGCCATGCCGCGCTCGAAGGCCCGCACGATGTACTCGTAGCCGGTGGCCATGCCGGGGATGGCGCACGGGAAGCCGTGGAGCAGCATGCCCTTGACCGGCACCTGCAGCACCCGGTCCTCGATCTTGTAGGGCCGCAGCATCGCACGAAACGAGCCCTCACGACCCCACCAGTCTTCATCGCCCGACCTGGCGAACTCGGCCATCTGCTCGGGCTGCAAGGTGTCGATCCTGGCCTGCAACGAGGTCAGACAGTTCGCCAGCCAGCCCTCGTGACCCGGGGCCACCATGACCGGGCTGTCGGCGAAACGTGCCGCCAGTACGTTATTCATCGGTGTTCTCCCCATCCACTTCACTACGCGGGTTGGCGCCCTCATTGGAAGGCGCCCCTCCGGCGGCGTTCATCATGTTCTGGCTGTTCTTGTCGGCGCCGAACAGCAGACCCTGCTTCTCCTCCTGCGTCTTCTCGCGGGAGAGCTGGCTGTAGACCTCACGCCAGTCGCGGCCGAGGCGCGACAACTCGATCTCGCGGGTGCTCAGGCCGTTGTTGACCCGCAGCACGGCGGCCTGGGTCTCTTTCAACTCGTCGATCTGGCCCATGCTGGCGCCGATCCAGTCACACGCCGAGTAGGCTTCCTGGTTCAACCCGTCGTACCAGTTGGGCGCCTTGCTCGGCATCGAGGTGATCTCGCCCTTGTTCAGCGCCTCCTCCAGCCACAGCCGGTAGAAGACGGCGGCGAACCGGTCGGCCACCTGGCGCTTCTGCACCTTCATGCGTCGCTCGGTGTCGGCCATCGCCGCGCGCAGGTTCGAGTAGTTGGCCTTGCTGAAGTCCTTGGACAGCTGCTCGTAGCTGACCCCCAGGGTCGCCGCGATGTAACGCAGCATCGAGCCCTCGAAGTCGGTGCCCATGCCGCCGGGCGTACCGGCGTTCTGCAGCTTCATCTTGGTGCCCGGATAGAACACCGGAATCTTCACGCCGTCCATGTGGATGTTGCGCGAACCGCCGACATACTCGGCGACCTGGTCGAGATAGGTCCCGGCGTAGTTGGACAGCGCATCGGGATCGCCGCCGCCGGCCTGCTGCAAGGCGACCTCAGCGGGCAGGTCGGACTCGATGCTGGCCGCATAGGAGGCGTTGAGCACGGCGCTCTGCAGCACCACGTCGCGGAACTTCTTGGTCATGCGCATTTCTTTCAGCGCCGAGACCATCGACGAGATGCCGCGCGATTGATCGGGCCGCCACTGGTCGATGATGTGGATCACCTGCGGCCTATCCCAGCCGGGATTGCCGACGACCTGGCCGCGGGTGGCCGGCACATACCGCCATTGATGGCCGTCGGCGTTGTGCCAATCGGTGGGGTGGCCGTTGCGAATCCAATAGCCGACCGGCGCGCCGAAGCGGTCACGTTGGACCCCGCCGCGCAGAAACTTGGTGTCCATCTCGCCGTTGGGGTTGGAGAGCCGGTCGAGGTCGATCATCTGCAGCGCGGTGGAAAACGGCCGGTAGCCGCTGCGCATCCACTCTACACTGGCCAGCACTTCGCCGGCCATCGAGTGAATCCCCATCGCCAGGCGCACCAGCCCGGTCAGGGTGTTGCGGCGCTGGGCGTCGGGGAAGTTGCGGATCGACTCGGCGTACAGCGTGAACTTGGCCTCCACTTCTTCCTGGAATTCCTGTGCCCAGGTCTCGTCGAGGCCCAGCACCTTGATGTTCGGCTTGGCGTTGAGCAGGAACATCTCGCCGACCACACTGTCCTGCTTGATCCGCGAGGCGTTCTGCACATAGGCGTCGTTGCGCAAGGTGTCGCGCACCCGCACATCGCTGATCTGCTTGTCCGGGAGCAGGTCCATGTCGGCGCTGCGCATCGGCGGCGCCCAGGTCATCAGCTCCCGCGACGTCCGGCTGGCACCGTCATACGCCCCCAGCGCCATCTCCCGCCCGTGCGGCGGTGCGGCGATCAGCGGGTCAACGTCCTGAAGCTCAGGTAGCGTCAAAAGGTGGCCCTCCCGGGTCGACTGGTGTTCGCCATGCCAAGCTCGGAGCGCAGCCGGAGAATATAGCTCCACAGCGCGCCACGGTTGGCTGGCGTGTAGCGCACGAGCTCGCCATTCTGATCGCGAAACTCGGCGATGTTCTGCCCCAGGGCGAGCTGGTGATATGCCGTTTCGGCTTCATCGAGCCGGGTTTGCAAGGTCACGGACATTCAGAGTCCCCGGAAGATCGAGAATTTCAACGAAATAGTAGACACTTTTGGTTGAAAGTGAAAGCGCAAGTTGAACTGTATGTCAAGCAAGAGCCGCCGCAAGGTCTTTCAACGATGTCCTGGGCGCGACGGTTTCCTCGGCTTTCTCGCCCTTCGCGGGGTTGAACACCATGCTGTTATCGTCCCACTGATCGGCCCAGCCGGGGGGCTCGTCCCAGTCCAGCGTCTCCACGCGGATCGGCCGGTAGAGCGCCACGGCAAGGCAATAGACCAGCAGGTCCCATGCCTCGTTGCGCGCCGACAGCTTCTCCCAGCCCTTCGGACCGCGTGCCTCGGCGACCATCTCGTCCCAGAACTCGTCGGGCAGCCAGTCGGCGAAACGCACCCGCCCGCCGCCGGTGCGCTCGCGGTCGAGCATGGCGTCGAGCTGGTCCTTGAGCGCCGTGGTGTTGAGCATCAGCACCGGCACGTCGCCCCGGGCACCGGCATGGCGGTCGCGCCGTTCGCTGTCCGGGTAGCTGATCTTGACCCGTGGCGCAGTGGCGGTCGAGCCGCCCTTGAGCAGCAGGAAGCGCCGGTGCAGGCCCGCGGGTATCTCCGCGCCGTCAGCCTGCTTGAGCCGCCGGTAGAAGGCATACGCCGTCTTGGTGGTGCTGCTGTCATTCTTCTTGCTCGCCGAGCCGCCGGAGTCACAGCCGACCATGCGCATGCGCATCTCACGCCCGGAGCCATCGGCCAGCGGGTACGTCTTGAGCATCACCTGGTCGATCAGCAGGTCCCAGTCCTCGACATACGACGCCGGCCGCAGCGGTTCACGCTCGCCGTCCTCGTCCAGGCGCCGGGACTTGCGGATCGCGAAGCGGTCGATGACGGTCACATCGCCGCCGTAGCCGAGGCCATGGACCTGCACCTCGAAACGCGATTTCTGCACGTCGATGGTGGCCACCAGGAACCGCACATGCGCGGGCACCGTCCCCTCGCCGACGTCCTCCGCCATCCCCCGCACGTCCTCCGCCAGGCGCCCGTGCTCCATCCCTGCCGGGAGAAAGGGCAGGCCCTGGTCGGTGTTGATGGTGGTCTTCAGCGCCTCCTGGGCACCGGTACGCTGGAAGACCTCTTGTGCCTGCAAGTACTTGAGCACGACGTCGCGCCAGGTCGCGAAGTTGGCGGCGGGCCCCTTCAGCCAGAAGGCCGCCAGGTCGGAGCGAACCCCCCGGCCCTCGAGGCGGCCCTGCACGGCGGCGTCGTCCCCTGAGCGGGGCAGCCACAACTGCCCCTCCTTCACCCACTTGGCGTTGCCCAGTACCGTCTGGTTGAGCTCGTGCTTGCCCGGCTCACCGTGCATGCCGTCGTGCCAGATGTGATGCGTGCAGTGCGGGCACTCCATCACCGTCGCCTCGGCGGCTTCCACCAGGTCGGCGCTGTCGGGGATCAGGAACAACTTGAAGTCCGGTTCAAACGGCTTCGCGCAGCCCGGGCAGCGCCAGTACCAGCGGCGCCGGTCACCCTGGTTGTAGAGCGCCAGTACGCCACCGCCTACCGGGGGCGCCTCGTGGGGCCGGGCCTTGGGCAGCGACCACTTGGGGTCGATGATGTCGAAACCGGGCGAACTCTCGGCGACCGTCATGCCGTAACGGCGGAAGGTCTCGGCACGCTTCGAGGTCAGGCTGAACGCCGACCCCTCGTCGTCGATGCTGGCGCTGATCCGGTCGTAGTCGGCGATCCAGTTGCGGCCCACGGTCTTGCCCGAGAGCTCGGTGATCGTCGGCCACTTGACCAGCAGGTGCATGCCCGAGAGAAAACGGATGTCGTGGGTCGACTGGTTATGCCGACCGGGGGCCACCGTCTTGCCCAGCGCCTTGGAATGGCGCCAGGCGCGCCGCAGGTCCTTCTGGCTCCAGTCGCGGGCGACCGACATGGTCATGTGGACCATCATCATGTCCGCCGGATCGCAGACCGCGGTGTACGCCAACCAGTTAAAAAACACATCGCTCTTGCCTGTCCTTGCCGGTCCGGCGAACACCGCCCCGGTGTAGTCGCTGCTGGTCAGCGTGTCCATGAACTCCACCAGGTACGGGGCGAAAGTGTTGTCCCAATAGCCGACGTAAGAGCCCGGGTTGTTCAGGTAGCGGTAGCGTTCGGCGGCCTCGGCCACCGTCAGACGCTCGGGCGGCCGGATGCCGCTGGCCGCCGCCGAGACCATCTGTTCAATGGAGTCATACAATGTCGACGCCCTCCGGGCTTTCGGGCTTGGGCTGCTGGTCGGGGACAGCCCCCTCCTCCGTCGCCGAGCTGCGCGTGTGGCGAGCCTTCGGCAGGTCGATCATCTTCTCGTGAACCTGCTCGAGCAGATTGTCGACCTGATGGGTGATGGTGGCCCGCATCTCGGGGCTCAGGCCGTGGTGGCGGTCTAAATCCTCGACCCACAGCTGGGCCGTGGTCTTGAACATGAAGGCCACGTCGCCGAACACCGCGACCACGTCCTCGGTGCGCCACAGGTCGCCGGCGTTCTCCTGCCATTTCTGGCGCTTGAGCATCGCCGCCCAGTAGCTGTCGTTGAGGATCGGCGGCAGGTCGTTGGGGCGCAGCCCCTTGACGTACTGGATCAAGTCGATCTTCGGCCTGACCAGGTAAGCCGCCGCCGTGGCGATGTTATACAGCGCGATACCGCCGCGGCCGGTGCCGACGCGCACGCCCTCGGCGCGGGCCAGCTTCTTCTTGATGGTCTTCACATCGCTGCCGAAAATCTGCGCCAGCCAGTTCGCGCTGACGCCGCCATAGATGTCGACGAGGTCCATGGCCGGCGGCGGCAGGGGCTCCCCCTCACCGGGATACGGTGCCATCTCGACACCGGCGCCCGGGCCGCCAATCAGATCGTCGTCATCGCGTGTCTTGCGTGGCCTGGCCATGGGGTGGGTTTCCTTGAACACGAAGTCACCATTCTTGCTCACGGGTGGGTGACTTTTCAACTTATAGATGAATTAAACCGCAGAGACAAGGACGCCCGGGTGGGGCCCGGGCGCTGGTGTCGGCTATCGCCTCGCGGCGTCTGACCCTTGGCAGATAAGGACCACCTCCTTCGGCGCTGGCCGTGAGAAATCTGGTGGGGGCCGATCTCGCCACCGGTGGCCCCCGTACCGGCACAAGGAGAAGACGCCAATGCAAGGACGCCACTCTGGCTAACGGGTTATCACCGACCCACCGGCGGTTGTTACCTCAACTGAAAGGTACACTGACTTAGATCAGATCGTCTAGCCCGTCGTCATCGAGCGGGGTCATGACCCGGTGCCACTCCTCGAGACGCCGGACAAACGTGCGGAGCGTACCGCTGCCCTGGTCGAGGCCCAGGTAATAGGCGAACTCGACGCCGTGGTCCTCACCGGTGCCCCGCGCCACAGTCAGGAAGGTGTAGTCACCGCCCTGCTCGCGATGGGTCCACTTCGTCCAGCCCGTGGGGTGCGGACGCCGCCCGGTGGGGCTCATGCGCTCTCCCAGAGGGACAGCCTTGTAGGGATGTCGACCTGCACGCCGGCCTCCTCGAACATCGCACGGGCGCTGGCCATCTCCGGGTGCCAGCGGATCACGAACTCGTCACTTGGCGCCAGGTAGACGACCCGGGTGATGCCCGCCTGGATCACCTTCGCCGCGCAGGAGCCGCACGGCGGGTGGGTGACGTAAAGCGTGCAACCGGCAACGTCCCGGCCGGCGAACAGCAGGGCGTTCTCCTCGGCGTGGATCGTGCGGCGCAGCTTCTCCTCACGGGGCATCGTGTCGTCATCACGCAGCCCCGCCGGGGGGCCGTTGTAGCCCTCACTGACCTGACGCTTGCCGGAGACGATCACCGCCCCGACGCGCGTCGAGGGGTCCTTGGACCAGCGCCCCACCTCGACCGCGCGGTTGAGAAACCTGCTGTCCCACTTCTCGTTCATGATGCGCTCCTAGATGAGCTCGTCGTCGAGCCCCTCGCCTTCACAGTTGGGACACCCGTAGCGACCGAGCAGCGCCTGGTCGAACCAGTGGTCGCAGAACGGGCACTCGCTCAGATCAGCGCGTCCCGCTCGCTCGGCTCCAGACGCCGATCCCGGCGAAGAAGTGGCACTGGGCGTAGCCTCGCAGATCAGCGGGTCGAACATCGGTGATGCTCCTCTCGTCGACGTCCCCCGGCGCGATAAGCCCGGCGGCGATCAGGTTGCGCAGCCACTGGGCGGCCGTGGGGTCGTTCTCGTTGTAGTAGGCGGTCAAGGCGGTGCCCGTCTCGTCGAGTAATGGTCCCCGCAGCCTAACAACCCCTGGCTGTCTATTCAACAAATAGTTGAATGTTTATCCGCGAAACGACTCGCGTCCGCGTTCCAGCTTCTCCTCGATCTTGGCGACGGCCTCGCCGCGGGTGATCACGCCGTCGCGGTTGGCGTCCAGGCCGCGGTTCTGGAAGTAGGTGATCTCGCGGCTCTCGCGCGCCCAGAGCTCCCAGCTGCTGTCCTTGCCGATGCCCGCCGGCCACAGAATCGCCATGTACAGGTCGCCCAGGTTCTTGAGGCGGCCCTTGTACGGCTGGAAGTACCGCTCGACGAAGTCCAGCTGCTCCACCGCCGACATCTTCGCCAGAGCCCGCGTCGTGGTGCCCAGGCCGCGCGCGGTGCGCGGCATGAACTGGATCAGCCCGGTCGCGCCGCTGCCCGCGCCGTTGACGACGTCGGGGGAAAAGCGTTCGCCGGTCTCGAAGGCGATGCAGGCCATCAACCAGTCGGGATCGCGAATCCCCAGCCGGGCGCAGATCGACCGCACCTTCTCGCGAAATGCCGCGTCGACCTTCTGCCCCCAGGCCAGCGCCGTGCGCCCGCCCGCCGCGGGGTGCAGCGTCTTCTCGAGCACCGACCGGGCGGCGCTCAGCACCTGCTGGTAGCCCGCTTCGGAGAGCGGGCCCCAGAGGCCGTCGATGGCCCCGCCGTACACGCCCAGCGCCCGCATGTCCCGCTGCGCAGATTCGATATTCATTATCTTCTCCCCCGGATAGGCTACCTATCCACGATGTCATCGAAGGTCTGCAGCTGATTGAGCCGCTGACCACTCACCAGATAATGGCCGTTACGCGGTTCAACTGCCAGTTCTACATACCCTGGACAGGCTTCGCGGTCAGGAAGCGGACGACCACTGATGCTGAATCCAGTCGTCGATCTCTCGTTCGAGCCACAGGTGCTTGCCCTGGATGAGCTTACCGGGTGGAAACTCGCCGGCGCGGATGAGTTCGTGGATCTTGGTGAGTTTGAAGCCGACCTTCTGTTCGAGAGCAGGGAGGGGTAGCAGTCGTTCATCTACCGCCGCCATGGTCTGGAAGATCACGGCGCTCTGCCGCTCCACATGCGCCGCCAGGGCATCCCTCCCCGTGTCGTTAACTGACAAGATTACCCATCCTTCAGCGATCCCGTAAGCAGGCCCTTCGAGTATGTGAGTAACCCGCCGAACGGCTTCCTCTCCGGTGTAGCGCAATGGCTCGCCTTGCGCCATTTCGTCGCCCGAGTGCACGGTCCTGCGCAGAACTAGCGTATCGCCCACTCGGAACCCGCGATCATCACGCCTAATCTCGTATGTTTTTCGTCCGGAGATCAGAGCATAAAACACGTCAGGGTCCGTCTTTAGTTCATGGGTTTTCATCACTCACCTCCCAGCTTTGGCGCGGCCGTTAGCATGGCCTTGTATTCCAGCGCCAGATAGTCACCCGCTACGGAGCAGGCTACTCGCCGGTGGCGATCCGCTCCAGGGTCAGCTGCAGCGCGTAGCTCATTCGCTTGTCGCCGCGGCGTAGCTGGCGCAGGTAGTCGCGTGTCACCCCG